CGTAGTAAACCCAACTAAACCAACGGCTATTCCCGCCAAACATAAATAAGATACTTTAAACTTAACTGAGACCTTAAACCTCAATGGTATTTCGATGAATTTGTAGGTTAGCCAAGCAAGCAGTATGCTTGCTAATACTGCTAAAAGTCGAGTCTCTCTGGATGGAGATCCTATTTGAGTTATTTTTATAAATGACAAAATTGGCCAGTGCCACAAATATAATGGGTAGCTAATTAAACCAATAAAAATCATCGACCTATTACTAAGAATGTACTTATTTATAAAAGAGTATGGTCCAGAAGCTATGATCAGCAATGTCCCGCTAACAGGCAGAAGAGCCAACCATCCGGGGAATAAGTCTGATTTATTTATAGTTAACATTGAGAAAGCAAGAATAAATAAACCAATAACTGACATCGAGTTTTTTATTTTATTAATATTTTCGTATGAAAAAATTAAAGCTTTAGAAGTGGATAAGTTACAAATTCTATCTACTCTTTCTTTATTAAAAGAAATGTAAGCTAATAAACTACCTGAAAGCAATTCCCAAAACCTATACTGAGGAAGAAAGAAAGTAGCACTTGGGTTGTCTGTTATATTAAAAATGTTTAGAAAAAACGAAGAAAAAAAGCCAATCGTGATTATAGAAAGAACATTAAATTTAAATTTCCATGCTGCAATTATAACTATTGGGAATATTAAATAAAACTGTTCTTCAATGCCTAGTGACCACAGATGAAGCAATGGTTTTAATTCAGACGATATGTCAAAGTATCCAGACTCTGTATAAAGTACTATATTTTGTATAAATCCAAGACCAGAGACAATATGTTTGCTAAGTGACTTTAGTTCATCAGGAAGCAAAAAAAACAAGCCAAAAACATAGCAAGATAGAAGTACTGTTATCAGTGATGGAAATATTCTTTTTATTCTTCTAGAGTAGAATTCAGAAAAACTAAATGTATTATTAAATACACCAGAATATATTATCATTGATATGAGATATCCTGAAATAACAAAGAATATGTCAACGCCGATGAACCCTCCAGTAAGCAAAGAAGGGAATGCATGGTAAAAAACAACACCAAGGATGGCTACGGCACGAAGCCCATCAATATCTGCTCTATATTTCATCCGTAAATACTCTATTACTCTTCGTTTGATAAATACTAACACTCTGTAAAGGAATAGTCAGCGAACGTTTCAAGTGATGAATGAATTCGGTAAGGCAAGGATGCCTATTGAGTCGAAGCATAAATAAAAACAGGGCTTAATTGCCCGGTCTATTCATCCCATTATTGTTTGATGTTTCAGCTGTGGTTTCACACCACAACTACACCAGTCAAATCCACCCTTAAGAAAACCAACCCTAACGGATTGGTTTTCTTAAGGTATTTTGGTCGGCATGAGAGGATTTGAACCTCCGACCCCCGACACCCCATGACGGCGATCTATAGGCGAAAAAAAACCTCTGGGTTAGCAGAGGCTTTTTAATCTTCAAAGGAGCCGCGTATCTTTTACGTATCCTTTTTGGTCCAAACTAGGTCAGTGCTTCGTCCGGTCATTTATCATAAGTCACTGGTTTATATGATACTGTCCGGTCACTGTCCTATCAAAAGTGGTGGAGCTGGGGGACGCTGAATGCATTAATTAATGCATTGTTTTTATTAATAAAAATCTAATTCAACTTTGTTTCGTATACCTAAACGTATACCAATAACTTGAAGTCATGGATTTTGTGAGTCATTTCCGAGCAAATAAGAAATGCGATTTGATATTGGTCTTTTACATACCTGTTCGCGAAAAAAAAGATTTATAGAAAAACTGTTCACACTGTTCACTTTTTAATTTAATCATTTAAATACAATAGATTAGGTGGTGATGAGTTAGTGACGAGTTTATCCAAACTGGTCACTTGCTGTGAACAGTCGGCCATTGAATACAAAAACACCGGCCTAGGCCGGTGTGATTATTTTTGAGGTGCCAAGAGTTGTGGGACAGAATTGGGGATAAAAGAAAGGCCTGCAAGCAGGCCCGAGTACACACTGATACATTGCTCCCCGGTGTTGGATGTATGAGGTTTGTACAACGCAACTATAAGTGTCGTAACTGATAGCGTCCAATGGGTTAGGCAGATCAATAACGCCATATTGATCGGTAGAAACGATCGTGATGCTGTTTATTCAATGTGCTTCACATTTAGGCAACCAGTCGGCCTCGCAGTCTTCACTTAATATCAGATTGGTTTGCATCCCCTGATTAGTTTTACGTTTCAATAAGGCTATTTCATATTCACTCAGAGTTTGCGGCACAGCGCGCCCGAATGCGGTCAGGCTCATTGGCCGTTGATGGCCGCGCGCCTCCATAAATGACAGGTAAGCGTGATACAGGTATTTACGCGGGTTAGCTGGGATAATGTTGGCATTCCCCATATACAGGCCATTGGGCGTATTAACCGCCAGCAGATAACCACAAAAATCAACCAGCGGATCAGCACCGCGTTTAATCTCCAGCGCTTCATCCGAGTTCTGCTGTGCTTCGAGTAGCACACGGGCATCATTGGGAGCAGTAAAGCGCTGCATCAGGTGGCGCACCATCACCGCCAGCTCACCGGTAATTTTCGCCAACAACTGCGGATCACGCTCGTTAGCCGGGATGACTTCCGGGAACGGCAGAATAACCCGGCGACGTGATACGCCGCCGCTGCGGTCACTGAACTGCATCGGGTTGTTATTGACAGCCAGAATCACCGCCGGGATATGGGTGGAATAGGCATCACGGTATTTCGGGTCTATGGCAACGGCATCGCCGCCAGTGATGGCTTTAATACCAGCACCGTCACCGCTCCAGCGCTCTTGGTCTGGCAGAATAATCAGAGAGAACCCCACCACGGAGGCACGTTCTCGCGACGACTCCAGCGTATCGATGGTGGCCGAGGTGGTATTGTCTTTACCGGCCAGTAAGCTGGCGATGGAGGCCATCACGCTTTTGCCACTGCCGCCCGGCCCGGTCACTTCAAGGAACAGTTGCCAGTCATAGCGGTTCGCCAACACCATATATAGCGCCGCGAGAATACGCTCCTGTTTCTCGTGCTGTTGCCCGGCGGCCCGCGTTAACCAGCGCCAAAAGTGCGGGGCATGGTCGGACAGATTTTCCCCAGCTTTGGGCGGGGTGTAATCCACACTGTTTACCGTACGCAACCAGTGCGTTTTCTGGTGTGCGCTGAACTGGCCGGTAGTGGTATCAAATACCCCGTTACGAAAACCTATCAAGTGCCGGGCGGGTGTTCCCATTTGTGGCACCATCAGCTTGAGCGTATCGAGTACGCTGTTTATCCCTGATGCTGAGAACGGGGCGCGGATTTTCTGAAACAAGGCGGCAATCTCCCGACTGAGTACCCGATACGGCAACACCTGCCACGCCCCTTTTTCATAGCGACACAGGTCTTCACCCACCTGTGGCACGGCCAATAAGTGCTGATAGTGCTCTGCTAATAGTTCGGCCTTTTCACTGGCGCTCATGGCTTTCAGGTCGGCGTCACTGAGCGTATCAAACGGGCTGGGCTGTTGCGGCTGATTGAATGCTTGTAACTGGGTCAGAGTAGCCAGTTTACCTTGCTGTTGATAAACGTCGTTCCAGTCACCGACAACCGATGGTAACGCCAGCTTACCGCCGCTCAATTGGGCGGCCTCTGTTGCACGGGTCTGGCCGGTGCCGTTCTCGTCATTATCAGCAGCCAGCAATAGCAGTGCATCCGGGTAGTGGGTACGCAACTGTTGCGCCAGTGCGGGCAGATTGTTAGCACTGAGCGCAACACAAACACTTTCCCCGGTCAGGTGATGCACTGTTAGCCCGGTAGCATAGCCTTCTGTCAGCCAGATAACGGCGTTATCCTGTCCGGCCAAAAAATGGCAGGCCGCTTTCACCTGTCCCCCGGCCAGTGTGCGCTTGTCACCGTTGGCGTTAATCAACTGAACGTTAACCACTTCACCGCTACTATCAGTAAGGGGAAATAACAGGTCGCCGGGTTGATAGGTAATACCCCCAACACACAACGGTTTACCGTGTAATGTCAGCGTCTCCAGCTCTGGCCAGCCTTTGGTGGTCAGATAGGCATTCCCGGCCTGTGGTTGGGCGACAGTCAGCAACTGTCTGGCCTGTTCTGCGGCCCGCTGCCGTGCTTGCGCTTTCTCCTGCACTTCCTGTCCGGCATTGTGTGCCGGTAATGGAGGGTTCGATGGTTCGCCTAACACCTCGGCCACTTTGCAGGCGGCTTCCTTGGTCGTGACCGCCAGCGCCTTTTCAACCAGATTCAGGCCATCGCCGCTGCCGCACTGGTTACAAAACCATGTGCCACGCCCTTGCAGGTTATCAAAGCGGAAACGGTCTTTACCGCCACACATCGGGCAGGGCTGCGCCCGGCCGCCAGCAGTGATATGAATACCAAGAGCAGGGAGCAATACCGGCCACTGGCCGGTGGCTGCACGTGAGGTTTTTGAAACGTTTAATGTTGTCATTCTCTGTTTCTCCTCAGTGTAGGGTGGTTTGACTGGTTGTGGTTATCTGCGCTTGGCAAAGTTCATCCATCATTTTTTGCCCTAATACTGTCAGGCGCGGCGGAGCCAGCAAAATATCCGGCTGAACCATGTCACTGAGCATGGTACAGGCCATATCCATACCGGCTTCTGGCCCGTGCTGGCGCACAAAGTAGCCCTCAATATCCATAGCAATCGTCATTTGCAATTCATCCAGCGAGTAACCAAGGCGTATCCCGTGAGACACGCAGGTATCCAGATAGGCATGGGCTAACGCACGGCGATAAACAGCGGTACGGACTTCAACGGGCAGACAGGATTGATTCAGGGTATTCATACGATAGGTGCCTCCATGCGGGATAAGATTTGTGATTCGCAGGTGTTCATCACCTGTCCGAGCTGGTCAGTCAGTAACGCCACCATTGAGGCGAACGATTCAGGTGATGGAGGGGTAATGCCGTGTAACAGACAGGTTTGTGCTTCCAGCATATCGAGGAACGTCACGCCGACATTGTGCGCATGCTGGAGGCGTAAGAAATCAGCGTGAGGAATGGTGTACTGCGTATCGCTGAGATAACGGGCGGCAAGGGTATTCATGCGACTTCCCCCAGTGGCAGGCGGCCAGCAAACGACAGGATGTAGTCACGGGTTAAACGCAGGCGGGCATTCTTCTCACTGCTGGCGGTGGTACGCAACATGCAGGGACGCGCCGTTAATTCAGTACGGCGAACAGCAGCAAACAGATAGATAAATTGCGGGTGTAACGGGGTGAGGGATGTAGCCATAGTGGCAGCCTCCAAGGTTAGCGGATTAACGCTACCACCGGAGTTCCTACACTCATGGGTGGTAGCCCAGACGGGGGTAGGAATACCGGCAACCTTGGAAACCGGCCAGCCCGAAGGCTGCCCCGCCTGAGCCACCATTGCTTGATAGCGACAGCGGTATAGAAACCACTGCGCAAAAAACTGGTAGGCCGAGGCCACGACATAAAAAAACACGCCAGGCGCGTGTTGTGTCGCCAAGATTAAACACGGGTTCCTACGCCCGGCTGTCGATTTTGCGACAGCACGGCGACTATAACGCAAGGCCTGCAAAAAATGCAAGCCAGAGAAAAGCCCTTTATGCGGGATGAGCGTCATCGGTTTAACAATCAGTCTGAATATCAGGCTTGGGCTGAGCAGGGGCACGAGAGTAGAAATTGGCCTGTGCTGGTGTACTCGACGCATTGCCTGACATCACTTGCACCACGCCGTTTAGCTGGCTGCGGTACTTGGGTAAAGCAAGGCCGGGTTGTTGCTGCGCAATCTGGAACGCCTCAGCGATGTACTGCACGTCTCCATCATTCAGAGTGAAGAATTGCTCGCCGATTTTTAGAGTGATCATGCTGATACCCCCTGACGGTTAGCAATCCGCTCTGCCATCCAGCCCTCAATCTCAGAGGCCAGCCACGCGACGTTCTTACCGCCGAGGGAAATCTGTGCGGGGAAGTGGTCACGGCTAATCAGTTCATAAATGGTCGAGCGGGATAATGCGGTGGTGTTAATCACTTCCGGCAGACGCATAAAGCGGTCACGCGGGTAGTGTGTTGCCATGGGTGGTGGCGTATTGGATAAAGCCTGTTGTGTTATTGCAAGCATGAAAAGCTACCTTATTGGTTGTCCGGCCATATACCGCCGGGTTTGCTGGGATTCAGTTGGGTAGCCCCCTATTGTGAGAATATTTTTACCTGATGCAACAAGCCGTTGTTGTGTGATTTACCACAACAAACGCGTGTAAAAATGACGGTATTTGACTCTCTGGGTCTATGTGGGTGTATTCGGGTATATGTGTGGAAGGGGTGTTTTTTCGTACTGAGTCGTTAAGGCTAAAATGAATTAAAAGACATTTATTGATATCAAAATGCTCTAAAAAGAGTGGTGGTGGTTGAGCACAATAGTGAGGTTTTTGCCTGTTTTTTAAGCTAGCCAGAGAAAAGGCTCTTTTTAACCAAGTGAACAGTAGTGAACACTTGGTGAATAGTTTCAAATGAACTGTTCACCCTTTTATTGATTGATTATTAATACTTTTTTCCTAAAGTGAAGAGTAGTGAACAGTTTTTATAAAACTATTATTTTTATGGCTTTATTAGTTTGATGTGAGAGTGTGTTGTATGGGAAATGGCACAACGGGCATTGATTGAGACGTTGTGTGAGAGCTTGCAAAATGACTCCACCTTGACTGAAACGGAGTTATACCAATGAGCACGATCCCTGACATGACCCCTTTGGAACATTTTGAAGTGGCGAAAGCAGCACATCAGAAAAACATGCTAATACTGAACGAAGTTACCTCTGCAATTACTCGTTGCCATGAGCAACAACAAGAAGCAGAAATAAAAGGCAAGCAGGCGGAAAGTAGCTGGCGGAGCTTGTTTCGTAATATGCGCGGTGAAATGACCGATGAGCTGAAAGAACAGCATGGTCAGCGAATTTCACAAAAAGAATTAGCTAAGGAGTTCTCAACACTAATCAAAGAGCTGGAGCTTGATAAAGATTCAGCGATGCTGGCATGTTGTTATTCAGCAAAAAAACTTGAAAATACCTATAAAAATAACTTTAAAATTTATGCTGAACAAGAATGGCGACAGGCTTTACTGGAACTCCCCTCCTCTCTGATAAGGGTTATTAAGTTGAAATTACGTGCTCTAGCACTAGCTAATGAGGGCAACGAAAATCAGCTTGGTTATGAAACCCCGGATAAGATAATGGAACGGCAAGTAGGGCAGATATTAGTAGGTGTTGCGGAACGTCATAAGATCTCAATATACCCAGACTCAACTTTAGATAAAATCGGCTGGAATAGGCCTAATTTAGATGGAGTGGACTGGAAGTTATACAATAGCCCGGCTTCTTGTTCTAAATTAGCCAAAGAGATAATTATAAAAAGAAAGAAATTACAGCAAGAAGAGGAAAGTTAATATGATGCGTTGCCCAGTGTGTAAACATGCGTCTCATACTCGCGCCAGTCGCTATTTATCAGAGCAGACAAAAGAGGCATATTATCAGTGTCAGAATATAGAATGTTCTTGTACTTTTAAATCGATTGAGAGTGTGGATAAAATAATCACTCGCCCTCCGGTTAAAGAGCCTGAAATAATACCCGCCGTTATTCTACCAGAGCGAAAAGTATTAAATCGCTACGGTTCTAACGCACGAATTCATTAATAATCCCACCCTGCCTGTAACCTCTCAAGGCAGGGACTTTCCCCACTCTCGCCACTTTGCCCTTGCCGTTTAAGGGCTTTTTCTCTGGCTAGCCTGCCAAAAAGAGCACTGCATGCATATAGTGCATGAATTTGCATGCAACGCCTCAGCATCAAAACATCTGAAACACCACGCCACAAGGGCTTGTAGGGTCTCTATGTCATGCATGAAAAGTGCATGATAAAGTCAGAGCGCGTAGGCGGGGGACCATTGCGCGCTATCAACAATGTGCGTTTTAAATTCGCTGACTTAGTACATCACCCATCGGTGTCGATTGAGTGCGATATTGGTTTGGAAGGGGTAAGGGCAATGTAGTGCGCAACTGAAGAGCTCAGGAACAGTGGGCTGCGAGCGTATAACTGATTATAAAATAGCTGTTATAGCGTTCAAAAAACTTCTATTTTTGATGTATTTAATTGATATTTAAGGATAAGGTTTTTATTTTTGTGATTTTTAAAACAACTTTAATCTATCCGGCTTGTGATCTTTTTCTCAATGTAATACAAATAAGAGGATTCCCATTGCTAAATGCATAAAATAAGGAGTGCTGCATGAGGTTTTCTGAAGCTTTTAATATGGAATTTCAGCAATCAAATTTAGATTTTATCGATATTCCTTTGGATACTGATTTGCAATTTTTTATAGATCCTACCTCTATTCGATCTTTAAAAACAAATTGGGGTGCTAGTCTTGAAAAATTAATTCAGGATTATTTTGCAGATGTTATGGCGAGTATAAAAAACGGAGATCTTAAAAGAGCAGGATTATTATTGTCTTCTTTAAAAGAGTCTAATTCTTTTCATCTTGGGTATTCTTCTAAAAAATCCTCAGGTAAAGCTTTAGGAGTAAAAACGGCAGAGCTAATTCTGGAGTCATTGAAAAAAAGTAAGGCAGCTCAATCAGGATTACTTCATGATCTTGAGGATACAGCATTAACTATTGAAGGGATTGCATCTGACAGGATTTCTGATTCTGTATGTAATATACTTAAACTTCCGTTTATAGAATATACACAAAAGATTTGTGAATTTTATAATGTGGATATGTCAGACGTTTCTGGTATTCGTTTGTGGGATCCAATCAGTGGGCGTTGGGGGAAAAGAACATTCAAGCTTCCTGTTTACAATGGTGAGGATGTTATACTTATTCCAAAAGTATTGGCGAGAGAAAAGATAGCTTATTCACACTCTAAGTTTTATCGGAAATATATAATTCCAGAAATTAGAGATGAACATCTTAAAGCTGGGTCTGCGCTTGTAACTCTTTTAAGAGGAAAGGAAACAGTAACAGCTAAAAAGATTATTGAAGAATTTGGGCAGTCTAAGAAGTTTATTGAGGAGCAGATAGTAAAATATCCTGACGCAATAAAGCAATACAAAGAAGAGTTATTGCTTTCGCCACCACCACCTCTTCCCCATAAAAGCTTTGATAATTCAACTGGGGCTGTAACCGGTCCACTATCATCAGATGTTGAGAATCTCAAGCTTGCAATAAAAGTAAATGATAATCAATTATATATTGAAAGTCTTAAAAAAATATTCCTGACTATATTTTATCCTTCCCTTTTTTATCCATGCTTGATAAATGAGGATGTGCATGATTATAGCTTCACAATGTTGAATGAATCTCGAGCGGGATTCTTTTTTGATTTTTCAGTTTTTGAAATTCCGGCTGAAAAAATTTTAGTTAACATTGTGATGTCAAGTTCTCATATTAGTGAAAATTATCTGGAAAGTTTGGCTCAAAAAATGGATGTTATTAAAACATCGGTTTGTTTGTTAGCCTGCTGTGAAGCAACAAACGAACTGCAAAAAGACAAGATAAAGGATTTAGCAAAAAACAAAGGAAAGTATATTTTCATTATAAATAATACGGTTATTAATGGTGTTCTAGACGAATATTATAAAATTGGCGAGCAGCATTTCAGTATGTTGCGTGATAAATTCAAAGAGCTTAATTAAGTCTAAGACTGGTGGTGATTTATCACCACCATGTTCTTACCTGCATGAACTTATAATTAATTTCCCCCACCAACTCATTAATTCAATTCTTTTTTGAAGGTATATTGAACGGTTGTATGCTCGCCGAACTTCATTTTTATCACTGTGTGCAAGCGCCGCTTCAATCACATCTGAATTAAAACCTGCCTCATTCATCGCTGTGCTCGCGATAGAACGCAGGCCATGAGCAACAAGCTTCCCACCATAGCCAATACGTTTCAACGCTGCGTTTGCTGTCTGACTGTTCATTGGATTACTTGGATCATTGCGGCTAGGGAATACGTACTGACGATTACCACTAATTGGGCGCATGATTTCTAGTAGCTCTAAAGCTTGTTCTGACAAAGGAACGATGTGATCACGTTTTGCTTTCATACGTTCTGCCGGAATACACCACTGCTTATTCTCAATATCGATCTCTATCCAAGCTGTTGCAGATGCTTCAGCAGGGCGTATCAGCGTTAGTAATTGCCATTCAAGCAGGCAGCGGGTTGGTATGGATAAGTTGCTCATAGAAATGGTGCGCATTAGCTTGGGCAGTTCTTCGGGGCGTATTGTGGGCATGTGTTGCTTCTTCGGCCGCTCGAAAGCATTACCAATACCTGATGCTGGATTGGCATCAATCAAACCAACATTGACCGCATAAATCATTATCTCGTTTATACGTTGCACCAATCGCCTAACCGTCTCTAATGCCCCACGCGCTTTGATTGGCTCTAATACTTGAATCAGGGTGCGTGCTTTTAGTTCTTGGACAGGAATATTTTCGATGCTGGGTAAGATATCTTTTTCAATAGAACGCCAAATATCTTTCGCATGGGCTGCACTAACGTGGCTCTCTTTCAACTCGAACCATTTGCGGGCGACATTCACAAAGATACTTTCCTCAGCTATCTGGAGCTTTTCAGCCTCTTCACCAGCTCTTGCTTGGGGATCTGTCCCTCGGACTAACATCGCCAGTTTCTCTGCGCGTACTTCTCTGGCATCTGCAAGGGATAGAGCAGGGTATGCGCCGAGGCTGATCATAGTGCGTTTACTACTGTTAGGAAGTTGATAGCGGAAACGCCAAATTTTCTTGCCAGTAGTTTTTACTAACAAAAATAAACCATCGCCATCATGGAGGGTAAGGTCTTTATCGATGGCTTTAGCTTTTTGTACTTCGGTGTGGGTGAGGGGGCGTGTAGTCCGCGCCATGCAAGGTTCTTCCCTGTAATTGGTATACGTTTATTGGTATACATCTTACCGTATACCAATTCGTATACCAATAGACGCCGGTTTCAGGCGGATATCCTCGGACTACTACAGACACAAAAAAGCCCGCAAACCTAGGTGGGATGCGGGCTTTCCGTACTTCTCCGGACTTATCTGGTAATACCCGGATCATCATTTGGTGGAGCTGGGGGGATTTGAACCCCCGTCCGAAATTACTACGCCGTCGGCACTACATGCTTAGTCCAGTCATTACATTCGCCGGTTAGCTGCGGACGGACACGCCACTAACAAACTATCCTGATTGGGTTTAACGCTTTCACCACAGGCAAGGTGTCCACGCGATCTCTTTTAGGTTTGACCTCTCTTGATCCCCGTCCTAAGAGCGGAGGCTAGGGAGAGAGGGAATCTTCAGTTTCTTAGGCTGATTAAGCTGCTAAAGCAGCAGATTCGTATTGCGAGTCGTTTGCAATTATTTTTTTTGCGGTTTTTTACGAGGCCTCCGCACCTCGGCATGCACCTTGGGTTTCGCGAATCCCGTCGAATCCAGAATCAGCCCCAAAGAACTTCTGTAGTATACCAGAACTATACGCTGATAAGCCAGAGACTTAACGGTTAGCGTGTTTCATTATTCTGGCTTTATCGAGCTGCCATTCACGATCTTTGATGTCATCGCGTTTATCGTGATCTTTTTTACCTTTTGCGACACCGATTTTAACTTTAACCCAGGCATTTTTCCAATATACGGAAAGGGCAACTACGGTAAAACCGTCGCGATTAACTTTACCGAGCAGAGAATCCAGCTCACGTTTGTTTAGTAGCAGTTTACGGGTACGCATTGGCTCGCAGACAACATGAGTCGACGCAACGTTCAACGGCGTAATGGTGGCGCCAAACAAGAAGGCCTCGCCATTTCTAAAGGTTACGTAGCTATCACTAATGTTGGCTTTGCCAGCACGCAGAGATTTTACTTCCCAACCTTGCAGTGCAAGACCCGCTTCGAACTCTTCTTCAATGAAGTATTCATGGCGGGCACGTTTATTTTGCGCAATGGTTGCGGAACCGGGTTTGTATGCTTTTTTCTTTGTCAT